AAATGGCATGCTGCAGGGAGGTTCCCGACTGGCGCTCGTGCCACATGGTCGTTGCCGCGTCGTAGCAAAGCGTCCGCCCGAGGCTCGGGAGGGTCAGTGCGTAGAAGTGATGCCCGCTCTGAAAATAGGTCATGCCGTAGGCGTCGCTGACCGTCCCGGCGCGAAGTATCTCCTCGACGGCATGGGTGGAGATGCGGGCCGGCTGATAGCCCTCGGCTCGATAAACGATGCGGTCGTCNGCGCTCGAAGGGGAACGGCGAGGCGCCGGTATTGGCCCAGACCTCCACTGTCTTCGCGCCAAACAGCCAGACCTCTCGGTGGTCAACCAGCACGCGAAGCAGGCCATCCGGGCTAGACTCGGCAGATGCGAAGTCGAGCGAATCCCAGAGAGTGAAGTCAAGTGGCGCGGAAATGGAAAACTGCCCGGAATCGTCGTTGCGCGTCCCCACCGCATACCCGTCGATGTAGGCGATGCTCGACAGGCCCTCTGCGGGATAGCCGGCCGCCGTGACCTTGGTGACGGTCGTTCCGACGATCACGAACAGGTAGGGGACGACCAGCAAGCCGATCTGCGTTCCGTTGTTGATCAGCGTGGCGGCGCCCACCGGGGGGATCAGGTCGCCGCTGCAGGCCGTCGTGGTGCCGTCGGCCTCTGTCTTCCACAGGATCGACCCGGACAGCACGTAGGCGACGCCCTGCCCTTCCAGGCCGGCGCGAATTGTGTCGCCGCCGATGGTGCGCCACTCCTTTTGGCCCGGCGTGCCGTAGTGGATGAGCTTGGCGCGCGAGCCATCCGGCGGAATCTCTGGGTACAGGTTCACGACGCGCGAGGCGTTGACGGGCCGGGAGCGCTGTTGGGCGAAGCCTGTGGCGATGGGCGTCCGCATCAGGCCCGCGAAACGTTGCTGTGGTAGCCCATCGGCATGCGGTTCGACACGCCCGGATCCAGTTGAGCCGGCGGGACGGTGTAGTAGCAGGCCTGCAGGGCGGCCCGGGCCTCGGCGCAGTCAGAGACCTTCTTGGGGCTCAACTCGGTGCCGTATTCGTCGGCAAGCTCCCACATCAGCATCAGCATGACGTTGCGGGTCTGCTCGTCCGGGACGTTCAGCGCGGCGTCGAGGGTGAGCTGCGCGTGGACGTAGTGGATGCCCCTTGCCGGAAAGCCCTGCAGCATGTCGTTGAGGATGTTGAGCGCGTCGTTTGCCATGTCGGCCGACATCGTTTCCATTTCGGAGAGGATGCCGAGACGGCGGAAGGCGGTGGTGATCGTCTCGCGAGCGGAGCGTGTTGCCATGTCAGACTCCGATTCGAGGGTGAACGCCGAAGCGGCCAACGGTCACGATGGCCTTGAGGCCCGAGCCGTCCGTCGTCTGCGCCTGGTGCTGGTAGTCTCCCCGCAGGTACTGCGTATCGGTCGGGATGATCGCCACGGTGAAGGCGCCACCGGCCGCGTCCGTGACCGTTCCCGCCTTGGAGATGACGACGGCGTCGCAGTCGAGATTCCGGGGGCGAACGCCGACCACCCATTGGACAGTCTTGCTCGTGAGGTTCACCACGGCGTTGTCGGAATCGCGGGCGTAGAGCGTCGCCGTCCGGTTCTCGCCGGCATACACGTCGAGGTGCTGGACGTTCGCCATCAGCCTCTCGTGGGCCGCTTCAGCGTGATCTTTTCGGCCACGACCTCCGGTTCCTCGCCGACCACCACCCAGCCGGCCGGCACGTCGCCGCGGCACTGGAACTTGGCGGTGTTGCCCTCGGGGCTGCGCGCGAGCTTCGGCCATTCGCGCTTCTTCGGTTCAGGCGTCGACATGTGACCTCACGATCTTCAGGCCCCGTTGGTTCAGGGCGACGAGCAATTCGACGGCGGTCGGCACATAGAGCGGTTTCGCAGGCCGCATGGTGCTTTCCAGCGCATCCTTGATGGACCTCAGGCGCTCCTCTGCCTCCAGGCGGTCGGCAACACTGTTCATGCGGCCTCCTTCATCAGCGCTTCGGCGCGCGCCTTGGCGGCCAGATACTCGGGCGTCGGAGGAGCGCGCTCGCCCTGTGCGGCCTCGATCTTGGGAATGTCGCGCACGAAGTCCGGATTGAGCTTGCACGTCTCGGCCGCGAAGCGCTCCGTGATGCCGGTCGTGGGCTTTCCCAGAGCCGCGGCGATGCGCTTGGCCTCAGCAATGCGCTCCGGACGGCGGCTCTCGTAGAAGTCCGTCCAGAACGCCAGATCCCGCATCCGCATGGTCTTGGCTGGACGATCCTCGGCCTCGGCGTCGATGAACAGAGGCGGCCCTTCGGAGGCCAGCACCCACGTTTCGAGAAGCCACAGGTCATCCCACCAGAACGGGAAATACTCGGTGAACATCTGGCCCGCCGCGGCGTACCAGTTGTGCGTGACGATAGCCCACGTTGCCGGGCGCTTCTCGTCCGTCTTCCACCAGAACACGCCATCGGGGGCGCGCGCCACGGCGTCGGCGATCTTCTGGTCCCACTCCGGGGTGATGACCAGCATGTCGTCGCACATCGAACAATAGACATCGCCGGGCACGTCCCGGCACATCTGATTGACCATGGCGCCCAGCGAGCCGGTGCGCTCGAAACAGTGGGCCGTGACCTGTCCGCCGACCGCGCTGCCCGCATGGAGCAACTGGCACATGCCGATGGTCTCGGGATCGTCGGAATCGCACCCTACGATGTAGGTGACCTCATGCCGCCCGCTCTCCAGCTTCTGCAGCGTGCGGATCGTGGCGAGGAGTTGGAAGCTGCGGCCCCGGCTGGGAATGATGGCGGTGATCTTCACGCGGTCTCCTCGGAAAGAAGGCCGGGAGAGAGCCGAAGCCCTCCCCCGGTAGTGATCAGGTGGACCAGATGCCGGCGGTCACGCCCATGGCGCGCATGCCATTGGCGAGCGTGAGGAGCGCGGTGGCCTGCGCGGAGGTGAAGCCGAAGCAGGTCGCCGACGTGGACGAGCTGATGACGGCCGTGGTGGCGACGGCGGGGAACGCCGACGCTGCGGGCTGGACGACCGGGGTGACGCCCCAAAAGCCAAACTTGGCCGTGGAACTGGCGCCGACGTGCCAGCCCTCGGTGACGCTGGTGATTGCTTCTCTTGCAGCCATGTTCGTTTCTCCTTACGAGGCGCCGCTGACGCGCGTCGCGAGCCAGGGCTGATGCGCCTTGAGCGCGTACAGCATATCGAAGCGCCACTGCGGCACGTCGTTGACGATGTCGTAGCCCTGCGTGAGGCGCAGGTTCAGGCCCTTGTAGGAGCGGCTCTCGCACCACGCGGCGCCCTGCGGCTTGATCATCTTCGGGATCGCGATGGTGCAGGCGTTCGGATGGAACACGAGGTTCTGGCGGTAGGCCGTGTTCACCGCGCCCTTGAGCGTGATGTTCGCGCCGTCGACCGCCGCGGCACTGCAGGTCTTGTACGGACCCGAGGTGATGATCGGCGGGCTGATGACCAGATCCGCGTCGCCCGTGCCGTCGGCCGTGACGGACTCACGGACCACGAACTCGCGGAGGAAGTCGAGCGCTTCGCCCGTGATGGTGTTCACCGCATAGACGTTCTCGATGGTGAACACGTCGCCTACGAGGCAAGTGCCGGTGTTCGCCGTCAGACCGTCGATGTGGATCGTCATCGTCCAAGTGTCCTTCGCCGTGGCGTAGGTCACACTCAGCGTGCCGTTGTCGATCTCAGCGATGGGCGAGCCGCCCGACCATGTCCCATTGGTATGGGTCGTGACATTCTGCGACTCGTAGAGGTCGACGCCGCCCAGCGCCGGCAACTTGCCGCGGGTCAGGGCGCTCTTGGCGGTGTCCTGGATGAACAGGCCGGACATCGCGGGCAGCAGGCCCCAATGATCGGCCGGGCTCAGGATGCCGACACGACGGTCCTTGGGAACCGACATTTCGGTCAGACGCTGCGGCGCCGGCGCGAGGTCGGCGTAGCTGTTGATCGTCTGGCCCGGAGTGCCGACCCAGTTGTAGGACTTGTTCGCCAGTTCCGTGAGGATCTTCACGTCGAGATAGTTCGCCAGCGTGACCATCTGCGGCTTGATGATGCGCTCAGAGAAGTCGGGCACGCTCAACGACAGGTCGCGCGAGGTGAACTCCAGATCGGCGCCGATCTGGTTGGTGATGGCGAGCGTCTCGCGACCCTCGGTGATGTCCTGCGGGACCATGGTCGCACCTTCGCGGACCTGCCCGCGGATGGGGCGGCCGAGGCGGATAGTCTCGCCGTTGTTGGTCTCCTTGCCGAAGTTCGGGTCGAAATCGCGGTTAACGAGCTGCAGTGCCATGCACTCGTTATCCAGATGCATCATCGCTTCATGGAGGATGGTGTCGTTGTTCAGTACTACGTTGGTCGCCATTTGGCTGGTGCCCTATAAGGGCGCCGTTGGCCGTTCAGCGGCTCGCTTGACGCTCTTTCCAATAGACGGCGTACTCTTCCGAGGACATGTCCTTTGGATCGCGCGTTGCCACCGATCGGCCTCCGACGGTCGGAACCGGCGGCGGCGCGGATGAGGTTCGAGCCGGCGGTTTCGTCGCTCCAAGTCGAGCGTCTATCCGCGCCAGCTCACGAACCGCCTTGATCGGGGGCAGATGCGAAATGCGAGCGAGTTCGTCCGGATCGTTCGCGAAGTGGTGGACGAGTGCGGCCTTGTTCTCGGCGGCCTCGAAGAAGTAGGCAGCGGCAACCTCGGAGACATCCTCCTTGGGGAGCGCGAGTAGCGTTTCCCAAGAGTCCTCGAAGT